GTCTTGTAATCTTCTACCGCCTGCCGTGCTGCCGCTTCAATAATCGTTGCGCTGGCTGCGTCTGGCTGCGGAATATAAAAGGTCACATCAATGTCAAACGGCACTGTTTCCGGCACCGATACGGTCACGGTGTCTGTCAATGGTCGGACGTCAGAAGCGTTCAACGCTGTTTCAATCTCTTTCAGTACCGCTTCCGTTGCCTGCGCTCCATTCTGTAAAAGCACCCGGACGTCTACCACGCAAGGTTCCGGGCTTGTCACCGCCACGTCTGCAACTGCTGGGGACACCGACTTTGTGAAGTAAATATAACCATTTACAGGACCTGCTGTGCTGAAACTCTCCATACTCTCCCGCATACGCTCATAATAACTGTCGTCGTCTTCTTCCTCTGCACCGCCGCTGGTTGCTGTGATATTCTCTGCTTTCTGGTAGTAGTCGTATAGGTCCACAATTTCTTTGACCTGCCCTGCTGCCAGATTGTTTCCAACTGTCCCAGCTGTTGTGCAGACGCCCTCAACGTCCCCGTATGTCTGCCCGGCTTTGATTTCAAGAATTTCTTTCGTTTCGAACAATATTGCGCCGTCAAAGGAAATTCTTGTGCCCGCCGGGATAATTACTGATTGTGTCTGCGCCTGCGATATGTAGAAGCGGAACATTGCAGACGCCGGACTTGCTGGCAGCCTTTCCAAATCCTTGAACAGTTCTGCCAGACTGTCCAAGTATTCACCGTCCGCATAGCGTGGCACGTTCTTTTTTGCAGTTTCGTTGATAATGACACGCTGCTGCACAATGATATTTGCCACCCATGAAATAAACAGCCTTTCTGGTGACGCCGGGTAAACTTTGTAATGCTCACGCCCCGGCACCTGCTGCACCATGTTTTCATATAGTGCAATCAGATTGCTTTCTATCGTTTCTGTGTCTGTTTCCACAAACTCAATGTCTGGGTATTTTCTGTCACTCATTGTCTGTTCTCACCTCCTCCAAATAGATTATAGGAACTGTACGCCCTGTTCCTGCGTCGTGGTCAAATGTAATGTCTGAAACCACCGCCCGTGGTTCAAATTGTTCTATCTGGTCATACAGATAGCCAACCAGTATACTTTCAACTACTGGCTGCGGTCTGCCATATAAGCTGCCCGGCAATCCAAAGTCACGGAACATGGGGCATGACCCTTGCACTGTGTCCAGAATAACTGCAATATTCTGTATTACGGCTTGATGTTCATTTGCTGGCGCAAGGTCAATTTCTTTCAGCAATGAGCCGTCACCTCTTATTACGTCCATGCTTTTTCACCTCTTTGGATATTCTTTCAAGGTCACATCTGCCGTGGCAGCCCAGCAGTTACCTTTATTGTCGTAGCGTTTCAATGTGCTGCTGACTCCCGTTATTACCCACTTATATGACCCGTACTTTTTCCCGCCTAAAATCAAGTAGTTTACTTCACCGTTGCTACACATTTTGTTTAGCTTTTTAATTTCATTCAGCGGGTTTGTTCCGTGAAATACACTGAACGCCATTTTGAAACTGATTGTGTCCGGCTCTGGTCCCAGAAATTCCAGCACATCACGTTTTATATGTCTGTCATGCGTTGCGTACTTTGCAGACACTTTCCAGCTGATTTCATCAAACGTGCGCACCGTCTTTTCTGATACCGAAAAAGCCAGCTTTCCAAAGCTTCCTATCTTCGCCATGCGTTACACCTCCCCCACAATGAAGCCGTCACCGTCACCGTCTGGAAGCATAATACAAAGAACCATGTCGTTGACGTCCGGCACCCATGCAGAAACAAAGGCTTCGTGGTAGTGGCTCACTTTCTTTTTCAGTTCGCCGCCGTAGTCATATTGCAATTCTGTTTTTGCTGTCTGCCCCTCTGTTCCGCTTTCCATTGCTGGTATGACGTACACCGGGCGTTTGATAATGTGCAGGTCGCCGGAAGTTATGCCGCCTTTGTCCTTGAACTTCACACGGGCTGTCATTTTTTCCGCACTCACACTTTGCACCGTGCCAATGCGTATGGCGTTTTTAAGTTCTGTCATGTCTGCCATTTAGTAGCCCTCCAATACCTGTTTTAATTCAATTTGCGTTGTATAACCTCCCGTCAGCTTGTGCGTTGCTTTCGTGATTTTATACTTGCGGTCGAACTTCTGAAACCCTTTCAACCGAACCGTTGCGCCCGCCACCAGCTGCACGTCACCAAGCATGGTGAAACTGGCTGTATACTGCTGTGTATTCTTTTCACGCAGCCGCTTTTTCGCCAGTTCGTGCGCTTCACTGGTGCTGTTCACCTTTTCGTTGATTTCAAGCACCTGCCCGGTTCCCTCTGTACTGTCCGGGGTGTATGTACTTTCTATCGTTTCCTTGCTGTCCGGGTCAGTATACGAAACATGGCAGCTGGTGTATGCTGTATCATGCAGGCTGGTTCCCAGCTTGTATGACAAATAATCACCGCTGCCATATTTTATGGTTTTTATAGGTGGCTTGCTGTCGTATTCTTCGGCGTCATAAATAACCACGTTCATTGTGGTTACTTTCAACGCCAGCCCAGCCGCCTTGCATAGCTTCTGCAAAAATACAATGTCTGACTGCTGCACCTGTTCTTTTCGCTTATATTTCGGGTTTGACCCAGCAAGGTACATCAGTTTTAAACGGCTTTCTTTCGCTATCTGCTCCGCAATCACTTTCAGTGTCGTGTTTTCCCATGCTTTTGACTTTCTCGCAACCCTCATGGTTGAGGTGTACGGAATTGACGTGCCTTTTAATGTGATTTTGGTTGGCGGTCCGCTGGCGTCTACGCTGTCCAGTTCAAAGGTTCCGCAATTCAAATGCACATCTTTTCCGTTGTCATGCCAGTTTTTCTGCACAATAGTTGCCGTTATCAATTTAGGGTCTGACACCTTTTTTGTGGTTTCTTTTGTTTCTGAAACCGTCTGGGTTGCTGTCCCGCCTGTCGTGATTTTAAATACCTGCCCCGGATATATCAAATTGGGGTTCTTGATATTGTTTTCACTGGCAATCTGCGGGTATTTCGTGCCGCTTCCCAGATACTTTTTGGCAATAGCCCAAAGGGTATCACCTTTTTTAACTACATAATTGACGACGCTTGCAGCTTCCACCTGCTTTTGTACCGTCGTTGAAGTCTTAACAAATGTCGGTTTTACTTCCAGCCAGCTTCCCAGCCACTTACTTTCTCTATCATCAAACGCAAGCTGCAAATCGTCTGCGTTGTCTTCTTCTTCATCAGTGAAAGTAAGGCTGCTTAAATATTTGTTGATGTCTGCCGGGACAGAAACATTTTCAAATTTCAGTTTCAATTCCACCCGGCGTGCCAAGTTCTTTGCACTCATTCTATGTCAGCAGCCCCCTTTTCCACGGTGGCAGTTCCAAGTCTTCTTCGTCTTCCACCTCCGGGATTGTTAAAACAACCCCGGCTGGGAAAACGTAGGTGCTGGCATATTTGACATTGGCTTTCATCAGCTTATCTGTATGCAGAACGCTTCCCATTTCGTTGTATGCGATTTTGTCCCACATATCCCCAGATATTGTGGTGTAGCTTTTAGTCATATTTCTGCCGCCTTTCTTTGTCTTCTTTTTCGTCCAGCAATTCTTCAACGTCACGCAGCAGCCGTTTGTTGTTTTCTTCCAGCTTTGCGTCTAAGTCTTCCGGCTTATCTCCGTTTACCACGATTGTTGGATTATTGTTGATAGTTACATTCTTTGCACCGCCGCCGTTGTTGCCTGCTCCTGCTGTCACCTCCGGCGCTGTATTGTAATTATTTACCGTCTGCGCTGTTGTGGTCGGTGCTGTTGTTGGCGCTACCGCTGCCGCTGTTGTGGCTGCCGTATTCTGTGCCGCCATGATACTTCTTGTCTGGCTGGCAGTAAACACCGTGCGCCCCGGTGCGTTTGTGATTAACTCTGGTCCAGCTTCGCCCGCTATGAATGTATCTGGGGTATTGCTTGAACCTTTCGCCAGCATAGGTATTTCAGATATGTTTATACCTTTTCCACCTACGCCCGGCACCCAGTCTGGCACTTTTACTTTGTTCAATCCACGAATAACCGTGTTGACCGCAGATATAATGCCGTTAATTGCACCCGTACACACTGACTTGATAGCCTGCCAAATTCCAGAAAAAATGGACTTTATGCCCTCCCAAGCCTGCCGCCAGTTCCCGGAAAAGACGCCAGTTATAAAAGTGATAATTCCATTCAGCACGGTTACAATTCCAGAAATCACGCCGGAAATTGCTTGAACTCCGCTTTGAACGATAGCTTGAATTGTCGGCATTACAAATTGTACCGCCGCTAAAATTCCTTGAATTATCGGACTGACAATATTCCAGATAGTTGATAAAGCGGTTTGAATGGCTGGAAGCAGTGTTTGCAGTACGTTTTGTACGACTGGTAAAATTGCTTGTATTGCGTCTGAAATTGCCGGAAGAACCGTGCTGCAAATAAAGCTGAACAGTTCTGAAATAATCGGTAAAACGTAAGTTGAAATAAACGTGATTATTTCGCTTATAATTGGCATAAGCCCAGCAATAAAGCTGCCTATCACCGGGATAATTGCCCCGATAAAATCCGCAACACTTTGTATAATTTGCATGATTGTTGGGGCTGCCGCTTGAATAAAGCTAACAATCCCCGGTATCACTTGTGTTGTGATTACCTGCAATACCTGTTCTGCTACTGGCACAACATTTGCCGTTATGAAGCCCACAACCTCTGAAACTGCGTTCTTTACTGTTCCCAGCACATTTACAAACGTGTCAAAGACTGCTGCCCCTTTATCTCCGAACAGTTCTTGTATTTTGTCACGGGCTGCGCCTATGTTCTCACCAGAAAACACATTTTTTATTGTGTTTCCTACGTTTGTTATAACCGCAACGATTTTGTCAAATACCGCCAGTGCTTCATCACCAAAAGTGCGCTGAATGAAACTGCGTATTTCTTCAAGGTGTGTTTGTACCAGCTTAATGACCGTGATAATTGTTGTGATAACGCCCACAACTGGCAATATCTTTCCTGCGATACCTCCCAGCGGTCCTAGTGCTGTTTTGGCAAGGTTTCCGAGCGGTCCCAGAACTGTTTTGACTGCGTTTCCGAGCGGTGCAATCAGTGTTGTTGCCTTACTGAAAGCCCCGGTAATTCCTCTTGTTATCAGACCGCCTATTTTCCCAAGCGGGCTGTTTGTAATCGCAGTTCCTACGGTTCCAAGTATCGGACCCAGTTTGCCGCCAACCAGTGAAAACGGTTTGAGTAAAAGCCCCAGCAGCTTTGTTCCTGCGCCTGTCAGTGCCCCGCCTGCCTTTGTAGCAAGTCCCATGAAGCCATTGACAACGGACACTTTCACATTGCCCATGAAGCCCGTAACTGCTCCAATTACTCTGTTTCCGCTGAAAATATTACCTATTGCAGAACCTACGCCGCCCAAAGCACCTTTTACGTTGCCAAAGTAAGAAAGTACACCGCTTCCGGCTGCTTTCAGCTTTGCTGCAAAACCTGCGCTTGTTGCTGCGTTCTCAATAAATCCGGCACGCAAGCCAACCAGCTTCTTTGCCAGTGACAATATGCCGTCTTCCGCTGATAAAGTAACCAGCTTTGTTGTCAACATTCCCACTTTCAGTGCTGCCAGTCCTGCTGCTACCTTTAAGACCGTTTGCACTAACTTTGGGTTTGCTGCTGCAAATTCTGAAACTTTCGTGACCACGGTTGCCACTTTGTCTGCCATGTTTCCTACAATCGGCAGTAGGTTTTGACCAAGAACAATGCTCAAATTCGCAATACTGTTCTTTGCCTTTTCCATTTTGGCTTCTGTGGTGTCTTCCATTTTGGCAAATGCGCTGTCTGTTGCTCCAACGCTATTCACCATATCTTGTACGCTTGCATTGAAGCCGTCAACGCCGTTTGATAACAGCGACATTGCCGCTTTTCCTGCTTCCGAACTGCTGAACATATCGGACAGGGCAAGACCAGACTTGCTAGCTTCGTCTTGTATTCCTCCCAGAATTTCCCCAAGTGATTTCCCACTTTTCATCAATTCTGAAAAGCTACCGCCCATTTTCTCACGCAATAGCTTGTCCGTTGTACTTCCAGACTTCGACAACTCATTCAACATACTGTTCATGTACGTTGTCGTTTCTGCGGCTGCAATACCTTTGCTGGTCATTATCGCATAGCCAGCGCACAACTGTTCCAATGAAACATTGCTTGCGTTTGCAGTTGGGATAATTTTACCCATGCTGCTTGCCAGTTCGCCTACGGTTACTTTACCTTTGTTCTGCGTCTGTACCAGCATATCTGATACAGTACCTACCTTGTCCGCACTCATGCCGTATGCGTTCAATACGGTTGTCAATACGTCCAGCGTTTGCGAACTTTCGGCAAATCCGGCTTTCGCTAACTTCGTACTGTTTGTAACAAAGTTTACTGCGTCTGCCGTTTTCTGCCCGGCAGATATTGCGTTGTATACATCATCAGCAACGGCGCTGGCTGCAATTCCTGTCTGGTTTGACAGCTGCATAATCTGTTGTGACAATGTGCCCAGTGGTACTTCCTGCGTATCCGCAATGGTTCCAACCTTTGCTATTGCCGTTTCATATTTCTGCGCCGCCTGCACTGGTCCCGCATATACCGCCGTTGCTATTGCACCGATAGCGCCAATCGTTCCCAGCAGTTGCCCTTTTGTTTTAGAAATGCTCTGCTGTACCTGCTGTTGCTTTTCATTTATCTTCTGCAACGTCTGCTGTGAACTCTGCAACTTTTCATACGATTTTTGCAACCTGCCGTTGGCTTCTTCCAGATTGTCTGTATTTACCCCGGCTTCCCGCAGTTCTTCTGCGTAACTGTTTAATTGTCTTTCCTGTTCCTGTATTTTGGCAGTGGTCTGTTGTATCTGGCTTTCATTTCTTTCGAGCTTCTTCCGCAGTGCGTCTGTGGGTTCGCCCGTCTGCTGTAACTCCTGCTGCAACCTGTCATGTTCAGCATTAAGCAACGCCAGCCGTTCTTTGTTCTTGTCAATAGCGGCAGACTGCTTTGTGTAGCCGTCAATCTTCGATTGCAAGGAATTTACGTTTTTCATGCTGTCCCGCAACTGGTTATTGGTGTTTATCGCACTTTTGAACGCCCCATTGAAGTTGGGACCCAGCGCCGCTTTCAGCTTGAAAAGCAGTTCAAATTCCTTTTGTGACCCTGCCAAGCTGTTTCACCTCCCTACGCTTTATTCTGCTGCCGTTCTTCCGCTTCTTCTTTTTCCACTTCATTGATTGTTTCAATCCATGCAAAAAGCCTGCGTATGGGCATTTTTAACCAGAATGGGACGGGCGTATGTGAAGCCCTTGACATTTTATATATCTGCTTTCTTATGAACTTTGCGGGTTCTTTAATCTTTAATAGCCCGCAGCAATTAAAAAATCCCTTGCTTTGTTCTTAATTTTCATATAGTCTGGCACTGGAAGCCGTCTGATTTCGTCAGAAGCAACCCCCGCAGCCTTTGCCGCAAGAATACACTGGAACGCAGAAGAAATTTCCGGGGAAAGAACATATTTGTTCATGTCCGCAAGTTCCTGTTCCACTGCTTCTATATCCTCACCAGTCAGATTGTCAAAATAAAAGGTTAATGCGGTGTACTTCTTGCCCTCAATCTCTCTGGGCGCTTTGAAAGTGTGGGTGTAGTTCAGACTGGTGTTTTTTCTCTGTCTTCTTTTCCTCAAAACTCACCACGCCGCTTGCCTGTGCTTCCTGCATTTCTTTTGCCTGCTCTGCCGCCTGCTCCATGTTTTCAGTGTTTTTTGTTGTATCTGCCATTTTGTTTTCCTCCATATCTGATTTATTGCAGGAAAAAACCAGCGGTTCCCCGCTGGCTCCTGCTTTTCTGTCTTTACTTTCCTAACGCTTTTCTAACGTCCTTTAAGTAGTCTTTGCCATTGATAATACAAATGAAGTTCAACGGGTCAATCTCCGTTACCTTTGAACCGTCCATATACATTGCGTAGTATGAAACGGCATATTCTCCGCTTACATCAGCAGTGGACGCAGCAGCAACCTTGCCCAGTGCTGTTTTCTTCGGTTTCACTTTCATAATATGCTTTACCCCGGTGACTTCATTTGCACTGGTACGCAGGTTCATTCTCTGCTGTGCCACACGCAAATCAATTCTATGCACACGGGGTTCCATTAACTTGACCGCTGCTGCCGTTACGGTTCGGAAATTGAAAGTTGTTGTCATGGCATTTAAGTGACCAATAATGATTTCTTCAATATTGCCCGCAATGCCTGCGCCGCTTAATTCTTCCGTCATGTACTCTAAATCCGGCAGGGTCACTTCTGTTGTTCCCAGATACTCCGTGGCGTCTTCGTAAATCGCATAGTTAATTACTAATTCATCAACTTTAGACATTTTGTTTCACCTCCCCTTTATGCCGCCACCAGTGCTTCAAGATATGAAAGGTCATATTCAAGCACAAAGTCCATTTTCTGTAATGGTGACGGCGGTGTCATGTAGATATGAAAACGGACAATTCCTGCTGCCAGCTGGCTTGCGCTGTTCTCGCTTGCGTTCAGTTCGACACGCCCGCCAATGATTTTTTCATCAGTCGCAAGGCTTGACAGCCAATCGTTGACGGACTGCACGATTGCGTCCAGAAGACGTCTTTTAATACCTCTGTCAAGGTAGTTCCAGTATGTCAAAATAAGGGTCTTTCCAACCCATTTGAACATACGGTTGATACAGTAGAAATAATTTGTCATGTCAGTATCGGCAGGGTAGCACGCTGTATAATTCCCCCAACTTACAAAACCGTTGTAGAAATTAAGTGCTGTAACCACGCCGTTTTCATTCAGATAGTTTGCCTGCTGTACGTCCAGAATAACTTCTGAACCGTCCGCAACAACCATTCTATCTGCCTGTATGCCCTTGTTTGAAGCACTTTCGCACGGTGTACCGTCGCCGTATGCTGTCGCATTGTCTACGGCAGAAATGCTGGCTGCAAGCTGTGTGGAAAGATTAAAAACCCTATCGCCCAGCGCAACTTTAGGAAAGCAAAGAATTTCCGTTTTCTTTGTGAAATTCTTTTTCTTTTTCCACTCCGGCACCTCTGTATAGTAGATTGCGCCTGTTTCCTCTGTGCAGTCTACGTCCAGAATTGCTTCTGCTTCAAACAGACCGTTGATGTTCTCTGCCTTTGCAGACATGACGGCTGCAACCTCCGGGTCATGTGACCAATTCGGACACAAAATAAGGTCTGGAACTTTCGTGAAGCGTGGGAACACGCTGTTAATCAGTTCAAGCCCTGTGGTCTTGTGTGTGCTTACGCTGTAACCGCCGATAATGTCACTCTTTGTAACCTGTGTAGGGTCCACGGCGTCATATTTTACGTTTGCTTTTCCTGTTGTTTCTTTCAGAAACTCCACAATGCAGGCTGTGTCACCGTAGAACACTTCGTAGTCTTCCCCAGCTGTCTTTCCAGTCACTTCCACGCTTCCTGCGATTGCTTCCAGTGGTAATTCAATCTGGTTATCTGCCACGTCCATTTCCTTTTCTGCTACTGTCTTCTTATGCTTTTTAGGGTCAAGCACATTTACAAAGAATACCTGCGCACTGTTAAAAAGCGTAAACGCTGTGTAGATTTCTTCGCAAAGGCTGTATTTTTTCCAGTCGTCGGAATATCCCAACGCCTGCACCGCTTCTGCATAGCTGGAAGCCATGATAACTTCATTTACTTTTCCGTTGGTCGCCTGCACGGGTGCTGTACCGACTACAAAATGTACGCCAGTGTCTACGGAAACGGGCGTGATTGCTCCGCTGTCGGTCTTTCCGGCATTTACTCCATGTGATACGTCACTCATTGCTTATACCTCCTGTTCTCGTTCTGCGTATGCAAGGGCGGCAGCTTTTAAGTCGGAATACCACTTGTTGTATACGTTCCCGGCTGTCTTCACCTTGTCTTTCTTCTCCGCAAGTTCCGTTGTCGGAACAAGCATTTTCTTTACAAGTGGGAACTTTTCAAGAATAAAAGACAATTCCTTGTCAATTTCTTCTTCTGTTCCCTCAAAAATTCTGTTGCACTGCAACATTGCTTTTGGCAGGTTCGGTCCAATGTAAATCAGCTTTACCGTTTCCGGCTGCTCATTTGCCGTTTCTGCGGCTTTTTCCGCTTCACTGGTATTTTCTACCGCCTGCACCTTTTCAGCGTCCTTTTCGGCTGCTGTGGCGTTTGCTGTGGTCGCTTTTGCCATGTCTTCTACCTCCTGTTTATAAATTTTGCAGAACTGCTGCCACGTCACGTTGTACGACTGGCAGGCTCCAATTTGTCACCATTTCCCCCATGTAATACGGCGGCGTGGTGTCTTGATACACGATATATTCCAGTGGCATTTCCAGCACAAATTGACCGCCGCCAACTGCTCCGGCTTTCTTCAATTCGCTTCGCACTCTCAACATGAGGTTGAGAAGTGCAAGTGGTCCGTCCTGTCCGTTTTCGGAATACACCGCAAATATAATTCTTACTTTGCAGCTGTCTTCTTCTGGCTCTCCCGCTGCCTTGTCGTCCGTCCCTGTTAGGAACTTAACCAGAATGTATGGCACTTTCTGTTGTGCGTCGTCCGCTTCCGGCAGTCCCATTTTGTAGACCGCCGCCGGGCGCTCTTTCACTTCATTTCTGCCCGTTCTGGTTCTCACTGGTAAAATAATGTCAGCCGTTTTTTCTTCTATGAACCGCTGCAAATTTTCCAGCAAAAAAACTGGTGTCATGCTTTTTATCCTCCATATCCATTCAAAATTCTGTTCATTTCATGGACAATACGTTCATTCACCAGTTCTTGTACCTCGTCTTGCAGTCCGTCTATAACTTCCGGGCTTCCTACCATTTGCGCAGCTGAAAGACCCATAAGCTGTTCTGTCGGTACACGCTTTCTGGTTACTCTCTCATATACGCCCATGCCGTTTTTCATGTTCGCAACAAAGGCGTCTTCAAACGGTGTTGCGCTGCCGCCTTTCTTAACTGCCGCCCGCACCTGTTTTCCTGTTCCAGATTTCGTGGGCGTCACCTTGAATTGATATAACGGCAGTTTTGTTCCTGCAAACGAAACAAAGCCCGCAAGGTTTCCCGTGCTGGCTTTGTTTATCTGCATTGTTGTTCTCGCTGTCAGTGCGCCATTGTTTACCGTGTATACCTGCTTTGTTCTTTTCAAAGCCTGTGTCTTCACTCTGGAAATACCACGGTTCATTGCGTTAGCAAAGACCCGTTCCGCACCCTTTGGGACGTCTGCCAGCAGGGTTCCAACTCTTTCTATTGCGTCAGATGTTATTTCAATCATTCTTCCAACATCTCCAATTCCAGAATTATTTCCCCGTCTTCACAATCTGCCTTTGCGATACGGTACATATTTACCGCCCCGGCTTCGTCAATTTCTATCTGCCGCCCCTGCTTTGGTACGCAACCAAAGTCATACAGCGACATATAGACAAGACATGACGCACGGTGCAACCCCTCTGCATTGTCCCCGCTTCCTCTCTGCCGTTCGTCGGCTGCCGTGTGGTCAATGATAATGGGTATATAGTGTTGTTTTTCTTGATACCATACGTCTGTCATGGTTGCCATTTCGCCGCAGTTATGAAACACTTTCATGTCACTGACAAGCTGTGCTTTGAAGTCCATTAAATAGGCGTTGCAACAAACCAGCTGTCAACGTCATGCGGTACGCATAACGGTGCGGAAGACAGATTGAGAAATCTTCTTGCAGGCTTGCGCTTTGTCCATGTGTCCGGCACATATTTTCCCTCAACGGTCATAAAGTTGCCGTCCGGCTCCTTAATCAGTGTAATTGCGCCGTAGTACATGGAATAGTCACTGCTTGTGCTTAACAGTGCCAGACTGTCCGCAGGTACAAGCGGCTTGTCCTCTGGTGCTGCCGGGTTTGTCCAGTCGTCCAAATACCATTCGTTGTACTTGTAAATATCAAGCCCTAATTCGTGAATGGTTCCCAGATACGTTGTACCGTTCGGAAGCTGTCGTGGCTGGATAACTGCTAAATTGTAGTTCTTTACGTCAAGAACTTTCTGCACCTTTGCATTGCCCACAAACGCATTTGCAACGCCTGTTCCCATAACGCAAATATCGCAGTTCACAAAACCTGTCTTCTGGACGGTTTCATGCCAGCGTTTTAAATCTGCGATAGGGTCGGAAGTGTCGGCAGTCCATTTCTTCTTTGCTTCTGAAATGGTTTCTTTGTTGGTGAAAAAGAAGTCAATTTCTTCATTCACGCCGTCACCGATAATGGGAATTTTACCAGTGAAGATTGTCTGGGCGCACATCAATTCTTCACGGCGCACAATCTGTTCTCTTAATTCCACAAAATCGTCTGCCATTTTCAATACGGCACGTTCCGCAGGTGTTCTGCCGGAATAAATACTTTCACCCGGTCTTCTCTGTAAAAGGTCGTCAACCGTTGTGACCTTTTCCGGGGCTACTAAAGGCGGCGTATAGGTCTTTGTTTCATAGCCAGTGTTCGGCACTACCTTTCCACCAATTAAGCGGCTTACAAACGGCGCAACCTTTCTGCTGCCCTTTCTGAAATCTACATCAACATTTTTTGTTGTGAAAGTTTCCTCATGTTTGAAAAACGTACTTCTGAAAAAGGTACGCACGGGCGGTAATTTCTGAACCACTCTGCCCATTGTCCGTGGCTCATAAATAGATACTTCATTTGCCATGATTTCTTTTTCCTCCTTATCTTAAAAAGATTGATACTTTTCTTAATGCTTCTTTGATTTTCGCCACATCAGTGCCGCTTTCAACGCTTAATGCGTCGGTGAAAAACTCACCTGTCATGTAATATGTCACGGGTTCCCCGTTTCCTGCTGCTGCCGCAGAAATGCCGATTGCGCTTGCTTCGCTTCCTTTGGCTACCGGGATAATTTTGTTGTCACTCGCCGTGTCAACCATTACTGGCGCATACTCTTTAATATCCGCACCCGCAGTCCCCGTTTCCGGCACTGTTGGGAAGTCGCCAGCAAAGAAGTTTTTCGGCGCCGTTTCTCTTTTCTCTACTGCATATTCGCTCATGCCTGCTACCTCCTTACTTCACTTCTGGAAACAGCTTGTCAATAGCTGCTTCAAAAACATTCTTGCCGTTGTCGCCTGCTCCGTCCTCCGGCACTACTCCAAGCACTCCACTTGCCCCGCTGTCCTGTGCGTCTTTCTGGCGGTTCTCAATGTATGTGCCCCCAGCTTTGTTCTGCTCTGCAATGATTTTCACTGCCAATTCCTGCGCAGAAGTTGGGTTCGTGAATTTTGCGTCTGCCGCAAGTGCTGCATAGTTACCGTTTGTCAAATCCTCAATGCTTTTAATTCTGGCACGTTCTGCGGCGGCTGCGTCGTTCTGAATTGTCGCTACTAAATCCGGGTAAGCGGCTTTTAGTGCGTCAACCGTTGTGATTTTGTTTTCTGGTGCTGCCATTTGTTGTTCCTCCTTTTCCTGTGGCTTTTTGCTTGCTGCTGCACTATTATTTATCAAACTACCCGGATTTTGATTGTGCGGGCTGTTTAATAACTGTGTTGGAATACTTTTGAACATAGAAACATCAATGGGCACTGAATTAACCACAATTTTTGAAGAATTTTCAACAACTGTGCTGCTTTCTTCAAACATTAGTTCATCACAAAACCCATTTTCAACGGCTGTGTCTCCTGTCCACCATGTTTCATTTGACATAAGCTGTTCTATGTCCTCTGCATTTCTCCCGGTCTTGCTGGCGTATGTGTTGACAATGCTTTGTTTAATCACTTTCAATTCATCAGCCATTTTCAGAAAGTCTTCTGCCTTGAAAGTGTCCCAGACTGTCATTGCTGGGTCATGTATCATAAACACGCCGTTGCGGGCAATCTTGATTGTGTCGCCCGCCATTGCAATGATTGTGGCTGCGGAAGCTGCCCAGCCGTCAATTTTGACCGTCACTTTCGCCGAACAGTCTTTCAACCGTGTAAATATTGCGTTTGCTGCGAACACATCACCGCCGCCGCTGTTAATGCGCACGATAATTTCCGGGACGTCGCCCAGTTCCGCAAGTTCTGCGTTGAATTGCTGCGGTGTTACCCTGTCTTCCCACCATGACTGCTGACTGCTGATTGCTCCATACAGAAGCAGTTCTGGTGGCTTGTCGCCTGCTGCCGGAATGAAATTCCAGAATTGTGACCCCGTATGGGTTGCCCGGTTGCCTGTTATCCTGTTGCCGGGTCGTCTGCATTTCCATTGGCAATTTTCCTTACCTCCCTTAGTTCTTTTTCTTCATGTTTCAGCTGCTCAACATTGCTGTAATAGCCGCTACCTGTCATTTGCATTGTTTCATCACTTCTGGTGCTGAAACCGTTTTGCACTCTCTTTTCCGCTGCCGTAACCTCTTTTACTGGGTCAAGCATACCTTTTGCCGGACCGTTCCATTTTGCCGTGCAATATGCTTTTCTGATTACTGCGTCAGTAAAGAAACCCGGTGCCTTGATGCGCCCTTTTGCCACCGCTTCTGTCAGCCATTCTTCGTACACGGGCTGGCAAAAGTCTGTTGCCAACCAATCCCGGTACATATTGAACATTTTCCATGCTTCTTCCAGTGCCCCTTTGCTGGCTGTATAACTGGCGTTAAAGCGTTTTACAAGCAATTCATAAGGAATTTCAAGTGAAGCGCCTATTTGCTGGCATATAGCTTCCACAAAGCCATTAAAATTGGCGTTTGGTCTTCCGGGGTTCATGTCATGTGCTTTTTCGCCCTCGTTTAAGTCAAAGACAGCACCCGGCGCAAGTTCAATGGTGGTTTCGTCCTCTGCGTCAACCTGCACTTCCTCTGGTATCATGCTTCCTATTGCGTCCTCGTTGCTGGCGTCTGCCTTTTCAATAAACACCGTAAACATTCCAGACACAACCGCCGCCACCAGTTCTGCGTCTGTATAGCGTCCAAGCTGCTTCAAGCTCTCAATGACCGGGGCAAGGAACGGAACGCCCCTGCGCTGCTCTATCCTCTCACGGTTCATCAAGTGCAGCACATTTCTTCTGCCCGTCTTTATTCCAAATGCTTCTACCCTCTGCCATTTAATGTCTGTGTATGCGTATGACAACGGGTGGTGGTCTGCTATGTGGTACGCTACCACCTCCCCGGACTGGTCAACCTCTACACCTCCAACAATCTTGTTGTCTATTGTGTCGCAGTTGTCCGGGCTGCAAAGCCTGTCCGCTTCAATCAGCTGCACACGCAAATCATACGGCTGGTTTAATCTGGGCTTTACTGGCAGCACTGCCAAGCAGTCACCAGAAATAAGCCAGTTCAGAAACGCCAACTGCTGCAACTCATAAAAATTATCAATGCGTGCCATGTCACAATCTGTGCTTTCTGCCCAGATGTTCCATTCCCTTTCAATCTGCTTTTCCAGACTTCTTCTTTCTTCTGGTGTCAGCCCTAATATTTCAGCGTCTATGTTCGGTTTCAAACGTAGTCCACGCCCAACTACATTGGTGCGCATGGTCTTGACAGCGCCGTTGGCAATCGGTACGCCCATATATAAATCACGGGTGCGCTGCCGCAGGACAGAAACATTGTCTTCTATGTCCTCACGGCTGCTGCCGCCAGCATGAAGCCAGCCCATAAGTGATTTTTTTGTTACGCTTGCCCCATAATTGCTGTAACCGCTGTTTAATATCTGCAATTTCTGTCTTGCAGCAATCCTTTTCAGTGCTGTTTGCGGCGCAATCGCTGCTATTGCCTTATCAATTCCCGCTGCAATCCCCACGTTCTCACCTCCTTTATGGCATGAAAAAAGCACCTTTTCACGGGTGCTTTTTGTCTTTTCTTATTTTTCCACGCTACAATATTACCTCATTTTTGCGGGCAATGGGGGGAAATAAACCCCTAAAACGTGCAATAGCGGGCAATCTTTACAAGTCACGTGGTACAAATCGTTTTACCCGGTTTCTGCCGCCGTGTTTGGCTGCGTTCTCCAGCGCATTGACCTTTCCTTGCCAATATTCAATAGACTTTCTGATTTCCGCTAAATCAGCTTTTGTCATGGTCCTGCTGCCGATTGTGTATGACTGCGCATTTGTCACCGCCAGTTCTGCTTCCAGCCATGCGTCAAGGTGCCTTTTTGCTGTTTCCAGTGTAATTCCTGCCATTTATAATATACCTCCACTGTTTCTTCTTCCCCGCTTCACAACTTTCTTTGTTGTCTGCGGCTTATTCTCTTTCTTTTTCGGTTTCTTTAATGGTACGCCCGTTATTTCAATAGCTGCCGTGGCGTAGTTCCGGCAGTCAAGCGCTTCGTTTCGTTTGTGCTGTCCTTTGTCTTTCAGGTCCCATGCAAAATACGGTCTGCCCATTTTATAGCGCATGACCTTTTTTTCCGACGTTAGCCCCTTGAAATACTTTTCATCATAGCCCCTGCCGTCTTCCTTTGGGAAGTGGCAAAAGCCGGGTCCCTCGTCTTCCAGCTTCAATCTGTCCATTAACAAACTTTTTCCTGTGTCTACTCCCAGCGTGAACAGATATGCGCCCTCACGGTTGCTTTTTGTCGGCTTCTGAATGTATGCCGCTGCACTATCGTTTGAACCTTTGATTGCAAATACCCTGCGATTGAACCGTGCTTTGCAGAACTTATATACTTGATTGCTTCGGTGTCCTCCACTATCTATGCAGGTGCATGACAATTTCAGCTGCGTTTCGTCTGCTTTTTTCCACGACTGCTGCAAAAACGTGTCAAGGTCTTTCCAGCACTGGTCTTCCATGTTCGACGTGTCACCGTATATCACGGCATACTTAATTCCCCAGCTTTCATATTCTGGACCCCAGCCCACAACCTCAATTTCAAATCTATCGTCCTGCGTGTCCACGCCTGCGGTCAAATACAGCACTTCTTCTGGCACTTCGCAGTTGTACTTCTCCCTGCGCTTCATCAGTTCGTCGTCTTCTACGGTTTCGCCGTCTTCCTCCCACGTCTGCCCCATTTCCGTATTGGTCCATACTTTCATCAATTCCACATTGCCTTTTTTCATTTCTGCATTGGCAATCAAGAATTTTTCAACCACTTCTTGCCATGTGGTCAGTGTTGACGCAAGCGTGTTCAAATGGAACCCACGCACGGGGTTTTCCGGGTCCTCATGCACAAAGGTTCCCTCTGTAAAGTGTTCTTTCCACTCTGCTTCACTGGATATGACGCCGCATTTGCTGCAAGCGTATTTGATTTCTGACAAGTCCTCTTTGTCAAAGACCACATTTGACCAGACCAGCGGTTGCAGTTCTCCGCAGCACGGGCAAGGCGTGTTCCACTCTCCCCGGCTGCTGTTTTCGTACTCCACTTCTATTCTTGATACGCCCTTGACCGTCGGTGTGGAAATGTCCACTTGCTTCTTGTTCCAGAACGTCGTCTGTCTTTTTGAAGCCAATAGAAGCGGGTCACCCTCTTTTCCTGCACTGGCTGGGTATGCGTCTATTTCGTCCGCAAGCAATATTCTGATTGTGTGGCTACGCAATCCCGTTGGGCTATTTGCCCCGGCAATAGTGATAAAACCGCCGGGGAATATCTTCTGCATGATTGTATTACCGCTGTTTCGTGACTTTTCGTTTATTCTGTCCGCAAGTACGGGGGTATCACGCAGCATGGGTGACAGCTTTTCTTTTGAAAACTTCTCTGCCATGTCTATTGTGGGCTGTATAACCATAATCGGTGACGGGTCATAATGCACATAGTAGCCAATAGGGTTCAGCACCATTGCGTCTGTTTTTCCCACCTGTGCCGCTGACATTATCACCACTTTTTTAATTGTGATGTCTGTTATTGCGTCCATGATTTCTTTCTGGTACGGGGCTTTTGCTGTCTTCCAGCGTCCCGGTTCTGCGGAAGACCCGGCAGACAGCCTGCGGAATTTATCTGCCCACTGGGAAAGTGTCATTTCCGGTGGCGGCTGCAATACCTTAAAAATGCGGGCGAACATATCAGCTGTGTGTTTCTTCATCTTCTACACCGTACCCAAACACTGTCTGAAAGTCTGAAAGTTCTTCCAGTACCTCATCAATAGCGCTTTTCAGCAGCTTGAAAATTTCTGTCTGGTCCTTTTTCTTTGATAAAATCGGACTTAACTTTGCAGGTATTGCCATAAGTCTTGTTTTGAACCTAACCAGCGTGTCTGTCATTACCTGTTCCACGTCCTCTGTGGTGTGAACTTCATTTCTGCGCAGCTTCAATTCCAGTTCTTGCGCTTCCCTCTTTGCTCTCACCAGTTTTGCCCGCTCCGCATTGTAATTTATTGTGCTTTCGCTGTCCGGGTTGTTCTTCCGCAGGTAGTTTATGTATTGGTGGTTTACGGTTTTCAAATCGTACAGCCCCGGTCTGATTTCCGTTATCACTTTTTCGTCCCGCAGCTGGCGCACTCTGCGTTCTGATATGTCAAGCCATGCGGCAACCGCTTTTGACGTATACGCTTTCAAAAACCGCACCCCCTTTCTTTTTTTCTGGTTCGGAAGCGGAAGTGAAAATTTTTAATTTATATCTAGGGAACCTTTGGGCGTCGGCGTACCCGCAGTGCTTCTGGGGCGCT